AGAAATCTTCTTTGCCATCTGAATATTATTACAGCGGGCAATTTCTTTCTCTAATTCTTTAGTTGGTGTCTTCTCATATGCTTGCTTGGCCTGGAGCATCTTTTTCTTATAGATGACTCGATCCTGATACATCTTATCCATCAATTCTGGTAAGAATCCACGGACATTTTTGCGGTACATAGCGCCATTGGCACATACCGCATAGTCTTTATACATTTCAAATGTTAGTTCTTGATTCAGAACCCTTTCAACAGTTGCGCTGGGATGTCTTTCCTCAACAAGTGTCTCTGGAGAGATGTTGTATTGCATGATGAGATGAGGATAAAGGCTATTAAGGTCAAAACTGACCACCCAATCATAAGACCCAGGAATCGGCTCTTTGACATATGCCCCCGCATATTTCTCACTCTTAGACTGTCGTAACTTGGGGGGAATTACAATGTTCTTTTTCTTAAGATAATTATAAATGATAGCATCCCAAGTACGAACCTGATAGAACACATCGGTATAATTAACCTTAGCATCATATGCCATGGTCAAACAGAGTTCAATCAGTTTCATCTTGTCTTCCAAACGGTCAACAAGTTTCACGTCAATGATGTTGTATTCTACAAACTTCTGCCACCCATTTGTGTAGAAGTCCTTGAATGTTTCAAACTCAGAGTGATCGAGTTTCTGCTGCCCAAGTTCTACCTGAGCTATGTAGTCCAGACGATATGATTCTTGTGCTTTGTATGTAAACTTTTTATACAAATCAAGATAGTCTAACTGAGATACACCGCCAATATCATACACGATATTTCTACGGCCTTTGATATAGACTTCTTTCTCAGTCAGCAGTCCCCAAGGAGAAAGTCTCTTGGCAAGTTTCTCACCAAGAACTCTATCAAGTCTTCTAGCAATGTACGGGATGTCAAACATCTGAATGTTCCATCCAGTAATCACATCTGGGGTGTTCTCCATCCACCAGTTAATAAAGTTATTCAGTAGATCACGTTCATTATTAAACTGAATGTATCGAACCTTTTCTTCTTTCAGTTTAAATGGGCCGACACCCCAAGTAATAATTTCTTTGGTGGTATAGTCCTGAATAGTGATCAGAAGAATCTCTTCCGATGCAGATTGTACATCAGGAAATCCATTCTCGGATGTAGTTTCAATGTCAATGGTGTAGAGAAGAATCTTGCTCAAGTCAAACTTGATCTCATCTTCGGGATACTTCTCAGAGATATATTGGAATATAAACTTCTCATTACCATAAACAGAGAATCCATCAACTCCATCATACTTGGAGATGAATTCTCTGCATTCTTTTACGTTACCAGGTTTGATTGGGGCTACATTCTCACCATCCAATGTTCTATAGAAAGTCTTCTCTTTCGAAGGAACAAAGAGGGTAGGTTTCCATCCTGACTGATCGCGATATTCAAACCTCTCACCGTTTTCATACCCGCGAACAAGGAACTGGTTTCCTACCATCTGGATGTTGGTGTAAAACCTCATTTAACCTCGGCGCTGTAAACTCCTTCCAGTTTAACACTGGGGCGAACAATAGTCAAGATGGAATCCGAAGACATCATAATGACATTCTGATCAGTGAAAGGAGGCCAAGCAGTCAAAGTCATGTCTTCACTGACCTTATATGGATTAGTGAGTTTGCAATCAGGTTCGCCTAATTCAGAAGAAACTTCCTCAACATCAGCGATGATAACGGTTTCATTTTTTAGTAATAGAACTTGGAGCGCCATTTAAATTTTCCTCATACATGGTAATAACTTCATCGAGTGGATTAGCAATTGTAACCACCCAATCAAACGGAATCAGCGATTCAGTGTCTTTAGATAATGGCATATAAGAACTAAAGACAACTCTTACATTATCAGACTCACCAGCATCAATCGCTTCTTCTGTCAGGAATTGAATTTCACTCTCGCGGGCAAGAGTAAGAAGACGTGGTTGGCCGAACAAATAAGCAACGGGATCGCCATCTTTGTTTCTAATTTCTTTGATGTCTGCGATTACATCTTCACCAGACTTCAAACGAGCAACTTGTACTGTCATTGATTAATAATCTCTATCATAACATTTTACCAATAAAAAGAGGAGGTGTCAACTGGTTTGTGCCAGTTACCTCCTCGTCCGCGCCGACGATATTCAGTTCTATTTAGAGATAATCTTTGCGGGTGTGATGTTCGGGAACTATCTTTCCAAGTCTGATAACCAGGAGTCCATCTTCGAACGATACTTCCCTGACTTCTGTGTCGTCGGATAAAGTCCAGACTCGTTTAAAACTTCTTTGAGCCAGTCCCTTGTGGACAAACGTCTTGTCCGATTCTGTGTCTTCTTTTTGTCCTTCGACAAAAAGTTTTCCATGCTCCGTGAAAACATATACTTCCTTCTTCTTAAATCCTGCAAGAGCAATCTCTAATCGAGACTCTACATTATTTACTTGAATCAGATTGTAAGGTGGATAATTTGATGTAGTTTCGTGAATAGCAAATAAACGATCAAAGTATTCATCCAACCCGATGCTATTGCGCGTGATTCTATCCATCAATGCAGGAAGATCCGCAGCGGTATAACGCTGAATGTTCATTATGGTAGCTCCTTTAAAAGCGAGTTTGTGTTGTGTGGACCCTTACGGCATCCAATCATATTTATAGCACAGAACATGAAAAAGGAGGGTGTTGGTAACCCTCCCTTCGTAGCGTGTATTCCGTATGTAGCGTGTCGCGCACGAAAAGCGACATACTATTTATTCGGCTGAATTGGTTTTTTTACCAATGTTATACTTGGTTTCCAGATCCCAGTCATTCTTATCTTTGAATGACAGAACTTTAATCTGGTTAAGAGGAGCAATATCCCTGATACTTTCAACTGTTTTCACAGTAACCAGTCCCCAATCAACCAGGAGTTGAGTGATTCTGTTACGGCGTTGAACATCATTGATAGTAAGATTTGCTTTCTTACCGTCAAGAGCAAAGAGTTCTTTAAAGTGAACGATAAAGTATCTACCTTGCTTATGAAGAATATGGCAAGATTGATACAACTTCTTTTCCTTGCGAGATGCAACACCGATTCTGGTTAGCGTCTCACGGACTTTTAAGAAATCATCTGGTTCGTTCAAGAAGACTTCGACCATCTTGTCAGGGGCCCAGCTGTATTCAGGCTCAATCACTACAGACATTATTTTACTCCTCCAGTGTCAAATTTCAAACGAATAAATTCAAGTTGTTCTCTAGTCAATATTTTGAGTGCCTGTTCAGCTTTACTATTACTGTAGTTATAGTACCTCTTTACTAGATCTAGATCTTTAATCTTCTCCTTTTTTAACCAAGGAGAAAACCTTTTTTTCTTTCTGACAATATTTAGATAAAACTCATACTGTAGGTATTTGTCTAGTCCAGGATTGATGTTCATCTCATTGGCGAGCATCACGGTATCCAGATGACCAGCCATACATTTGTTGACAATATAGGGAGGATACTTCTTCAAAGCATCTGGATCTTCCTTAGTAAGATTCTCCTTAGTAAGGTTGATAGAGTTTAACCAGTCTTTCAGTTCCAATGTCGAATTACCCCCGCAATAATGAAACAGTTAGTGATAAGATAAGAGAAAAATATAAGACTCCGTATACGAGCCACTGCATCTGCCTCTCTGTCATTTGATCCTTGCTTCTCCCCTAGTGCTTTTGCCCATATTCTCCAAATACGTTTCCTAATCATCATTACTTAAAAACTGCAGTGACGCTTACTACGGATGCTCCAGGATTTCTTGCCAGAGCTACTTGCTTTGCATCTTGATAATCACGAGCGATTACAGTCTCTTTGAATACTGTCCCCGCTTTAAAAAGAGTTACTTCACACTTCATCGGATAATGTCAATATCAGCACCGTTAGTCCAGATCTCTGGTTCAGTTCTCAGTCTTCCCTCACTGACCAATTTGTTGTAACGTTTAGTTGCCTTTGTTTTCCAAATGGCAATCAGATTATCTAGGTGATAATCGTCATATCTAGGGCCTGGAACTGGTACAGTTTCCTTACCAGAAAGAATTTCTCTTATGTTTGAATACCCATAGTCGCAGATATAGAATCTTTTCTGCTGTGTAAGAGTCTTGGCGCGATCCATGACCTGAGTGAAAGTCTTCAACTTCTCAGTATCCTCAAGACTATTCTTGATAATGGAAACCATTCGATTCTGACGCTTCAGTTTCTTACTGGATGCAGTGTCAAGAGTCAACTTCTTGTTATTGTTTCGAACAATAAAGTACTTGTGCATCCGATGAAACTCAGTGTCATGCATCAGAGGAGTAAAATCAGAAACAGTATCTCCAATGTGCCTCAGGAAAGGCTTGAGTCCATCGTACTGTGAGACCCCCTTAGCAGTGCCGTAGAGCGACGTTGTTTCAAACCAGCAGATCTCCTTCTGAAATCGACTAGAGACCGCTTCACGGGCGAAATGAGAGGCACACATGAGTGCCAGGAGTTTACCTCCCAGATAGTTGAATCCGAAGGGCTGAGTGGGTACGATAATGAACCCCATGCAAGCATGACGGTTGAAGATCTCAAGATCGGGAGCACCACCCAAATAAATGTTCCGTGGTTTGGAATTAATGGTGGGAGATCCAAAGCGAATAAACCCAACAAACTTTCCAGTATTCTTCTCCATAACAACCCACTTCAGTTCCCTACCAGGGATACTATCTTCGATCACATGGGAAGCAACGACTCCAAGAAGTTCCGAAAAGTAATCATTGTCAAGACCACCAGGGCCAACAGGAATAATCTGAAAATCCATGTCCTCTGGAGACATGGAAAAATCTGAAAAGAAAGCATCTTCCAGTTTCTCATCAAAAAGAGTTGGGGTGATATTATTCACCCTATCCATCTTTACAGAACGGAAGTAGTTCTCAATCTGATCAATATCTTGGAAGTATGCGATGAACTGGTCAGCTGCCCAGATCGCATCTTCAGGAGTCAATTTCATCATACTAAATTATCTAAACAATGGAGGGTGGAAGTCCCAACTTTGAAAGGCACCGAAGAACGCAAGAGTTAATCTAGGTTCCTCAACAGACATTGTACCATATGTTTTTACTGCATGGTATGTCTGATTATTAAAGAGAAGCATTCTATTATAAACGTTCTCAACTTTTATAGATTCTTCGAAATTATCATGCCATTTATTAAAGGCTTGCAGATACTCTTCATCAGGTACATCTTCTCCAGATAAATGCCGATGTTTTACAGCATTTAAAGATGGATCATTAGGAGCATATCCTGTTTTGATTCTGTAAATAGAAGTTCCCGTATCTGGTTCTGGATTCTTTCCTAGGTATACAATTCCGCCAAATTGAAAAGGCCCATCCCTATGAATCCACCCTCTATTTTTTGGATGATACTGATCCTCGTGCATGGCGGGACACTTCTGAAATGATCCCAAAAGTCTAAAGTCAACACCACCAGTATAAAACAATCGTATGATTTTATCGGTGACGTATTGATTTAGATC